AGCATTGCCTTCCCGCGCCGGGAAGAACGGCTTCAATCCTAAAGGAAAGTGCGATGGCTAACGTCAACGCTCCTTTCGGGTTCTCCCAGCGCAGCGGCAACGGCTCCTCGCCGACCTATGAAACGGTCACGCGACTTGCCCAGTATAATGCCGGCGCGATCTTCCATGGAGATCCCGTAACCTCACAGACCGACGGCACGATTGCCGCCGCGAGTCCCGGCACCACGCAAATCGCCGGCGTTTTCGATAGCTGCGAATACCTGTCGGTCTCGCAGAAGCGTAAGGTTTGGTCCAACTATTGGCCCGGCAGCGATGTCGCCAGCGGCAACTACGTCACATGCTACGTGGTCAACGACCCGAACGCCCGGTTCACGGTGCAGGCGGGCGGTTCGTCCACGGCGATCGGCCTCGCCGCCATCGATTCCAACATCAATTTTGGAATCGGCACCGGCAACACGGCCAACGGCATCTCGGGTGCCTATGCCGACCAGACGACGCTCAGCACCACCGCCACTCTCCCCTTCCGTGTGATCGATGTCGTCACCGATCCTCCCGGCTCGACCGGCACGGATACCACCTCCGGCTACAACTGGATCGTCGTTGGGTTCAACAACGTCGACACCAAGTCGCTGACCGGCATCGCGTAAGGGAGATCAGCAATGCCCGTCAATCTTGGTCAGATCAAAGACCTCCTCCTTCCGGGACTCCGCGCCGTTACCGGCGAGTACCCGATGATCCCGACCCGTTGGGATAAAATCTTCATTCGCGGCAAGTCCAACATGGCGCTGGAACGCTCCGCGAACATGCGCTTCCTTGGGCTGGCCCAGCTCAAGAGCGAAGGCGGCCAGACTGCCTTCGACAACAACGCCGGCGAGCGCTACGTCTATAACCAGGAGCACAACGAAATCGCTCTTGGATATGCGATCACGCGCAAGGCGATCGACGACAACCTCTACAAGAGCCAGTTCAAGCCCACCAACCTCGGTCTGATCAATTCCTTCGCCCAGACCAAGGAAATCTACGGCTGGAACGTGCTCAACACCGGCAACGTCTATAACTCGGCGGTCGGCGGCGATGGTGTCGCACTGTTCTCGACCTCGCACCCGATCGATGGTGGCACGTTTGCGAATACGCCTGCGGTCCAGGTCGATCTCAACGAGGCATCGCTCCTCAACGCGATGACCACGATTCCGACCACCTTCCTCGACAACGCCGGCCTCAAGATGCACGCCCGTGCGCGCAAGCTTGTGGTCCCGTTCGCGCTGGAGCCCGTTGCCCTTCGCCTGACCCAGACGGAACTCCGTCCCGGTACGGCCGACAACGATATCAACGCGATCCGCTCGACCGCCGGTGGCCTGCCGGATGGCTACGTGGTCTCGGAGTACCTCACGAGCAACTTCGCGTGGTTCCTCATCACTAGCCTCAATCGGGACGGGCAGGGCCTGCTCTATCTCGAGCGTATCCCGTTCGAGACCGACATGCAGGTCGAGTTCACAACCGATAACCTCCTCGTCAAGGGCTACGAGCGTTATTCGTTCTCCTACAACGAGCCCCGCGCCGCCTATGGCGCGTTCCCGACGAATTAAGGAACGCACGTCATGAGCACGACCGCAGTATCCGGTCCGCTCTCGACATTCACGCAGCAGACTGACGGGGTAAACCACTCCGATCAGGGCTACTGCGTGATGTCGCAGACCGCGACCCTTGTCCAAAACAGCACGACTGCTGTTTCGGCCACCCTCTACCTGCCGCAGAACTCGCAGATCGTCGAGATCATCGCCGACGTGACGACCGCCTATGACAGCGCCACCTCGGCGACGCTGTCGGTCGGCCAGACGGCGGCCGGCACCGACTATGCTGGATCGATCAGCACCAAGACTGGGGGGCGTACGCTTCCCACTTACACCGCGGCGCAGGTTGCCGCGATGGCGAATATTACCTCGCATGCTGCGGTTGTCGCTACGGTGACGGTCGTGGGCGCGACCTCTGCGGGTGCCGTCAATGTGACGGTGCTCTATGTCCAGAAGCCTTAAAGGAGAACGCCATGAAAGGCAGAAAGCACCGCGCCGCTGGTGGCGTTGTCGACAAGGACCCGAATCCGCGTGAGGTTTACGCGGGTTCCGGATCGAACGTGGTCAAGGAAGCCGAAGAGCGCAAGCGCGGCGGCCGCGTCAAGAAGAAGGACGTGGGCGAGATCGGCGGCAAGATGTCGAAGATGCGTCTCGACCGGCCGGGCCGCAAGATGGGGGGGCGTGTCGGCGCCGACCGGTCGCCGCTCAGCTCTGCGGCAGGGGGCGAAAATCCCTCTGACCAGAGCCATTCCGAAGAGGATGACTGACTGCTACGCCCGTGGCGGATCAGTTGACGACCATTGGATTTCCGGCGCGATCCGGCATCCAGGCGCCCTCCATCGGGAACTTCATATCCCCGAAGGCAAGGACATTCCGGCCAAGCGGCTCGAAAAAGCCGCCCATTCGGACAATCCGAAGCTCGCGCGGCGTGCTCGCCTCGCGGAAACACTGAAGAAGCTTCACTGACACGACGGGGGCTCTCGTGCCCCCGTCTCCATTTCCAGGTGGCACGATGAACCCCAAATCCGTCTCCTATTCGTCGACCGGCAGCAAGGATGCGATCGCCATCGACTGGCGTATTGCGCCCGTGAATGTCGGCTATGCGGTTATCATTCCGGGGGGCGTCACCGCCAGCGTGACACTCGACCACACCTATGACAACGTGAATGATATCAACCTCACGCCGGTCTGGATTGCATCGAG